GTAGTTAAAAAATAAGCATGTAGCGCTATCTTTACTAAACATACTGTTATTATAATATTGTGCTGTATTATTATAATCATACCAGCTCTGACTATACTTCGATATTTCATCCATATCTGCTCGAGTAAGACTAGGATCTATTTTCTTCAACTCTATTATTGGTAGCGTTTTGATTTCACCCCAATAAAAACAATCTTTAAAATTTGGATCTTCTGTATAACTATAAACTACATTTGCTGGATCTACATACTCAATGGATATTCCTGAACCTGGTTTAAAAGAATGTTTACACATTGAAACACCCAAAACCATTTGGTCATAATAAAGTTGTTTTTGAATATCTTGATATCTATTTTCTGATAAAACTGTATTTATTGCTTCTTCCTCTGCTATTTCTATTGCAGGTTTATATTTTAACTGCATATGTAAAGCAAGTTCCTCATTGTTTTCTGGAACCTCCTCTTCGCTCATTCTAAATGTATCTACGCCAAATTGTTGTTGAACTTGTTTCATTATTGGCTTTGCAAGCATATCTTTTTCTAACTCTTCCTGATATCTGCTTCTTTTATCTAATGACATTCCGTCTTGCGCATAGGCTTTTACTTTGAATAACCTATCAGCCATTCCATTGACTACAATATCTACAAATTTTGGAATAATAGGAACAGGTGTCCAATCTAAGTTCAAATAACTTAAATCACCATCAATAGCTAGTTCGTTTTTGTATTTTTGTATGGATTGTTCTCCACGAGCATATAGACGAAGTCTATGAAAGTCAGCCCATTGATTGTAAAATCTACTTTGCCCACCATCTTTTCTGAACCACTCATATTGAATGGCTTGCCCTATTTGTAATCCAAACTCTATGCTGTCTTTTACTGAATCGGAGACGAACTGACTTGGAAAACCCTGTGGGTTAATTGTTATTTTTACATCCTCCATTTATCTTATAATTTGGCTAAAACTTCCCGTATTGTCATATCTTGCAAAGTTAAGTTTTATTTTTGATTTATTTTTAACGGGCTGATATAGGTTCCTTTGCGTAGCCATAACAGCCAATCCTGAACTTATTGATGCATCAAATCGAGTTCTATTGTTAATATTAAACCTTGCCCAGTCTTCAAGGGTTCTTGTAAAATACATTGAACCCATAGTGTCAGGATCTCTAAATGTTCCTAAAAAATCTAACCCTACATACTTTTCAATATATGATTCTATAGCAGCAGCGTGAGCTTGTTTTATATCTTCACTTGAGTTAGGCATCCCTCCTAATTCTTTTTCAGATTTAGAAAGTTTTGTGTAAGTTTTATCAGGTCGATTCATCGAGTAAGCTCTATACCCTCTATTTTTAAAATGATACAGCAACCTAGGTTTGTTGTTCTCAATCAATATAGGCATCCCATAAAATACACATGCCATTAAAACATCTTCAAAAAATATTTCTGCAGTTTGTGGTCTTGCTATATATTCTAAAAAAAATTCATTTGTTGGCCCTTCATCCATGTGAAATTTAGTCATTCCGTGTAAAGCCCCATTAGAACCTCCACCTCCAACTGTTCCAGAAATATCATAACTGTCACACCCGAATGCCCCCATATGCTCATTGCCTGGATATTTTTTTCCGTTCCTTGTGTAAGATTTATTCTGTAAGCTTCTATTTGGTGTCCATGTTACATAAAATCTACCTCTGTCGTTTGGGCTAAATACAACTTCAGTATCTTTTACTCCATTTTTCCAAGAAAACGAACCTCTAGTAATAAATTGATCTTTTATCAAAGATTCATTGTAATCTATCTGTTGATATATTTTTTGTAAGTTAAAAAGTGATTGCTTGCTTTCATCTCTAAATGCATGATTCTCTGATCGTGGAAATTGTCTATAAAATTCATTTAATGCGTCTGCATCGTTTTTTAAACTTTCCACTTCGTTTTCCCAGTAATCTATAGCGCCTTGATAAATATAATCACCATATATGTCTATAGTTTCTTGCTCAGGATTTCTAAATACAGGCATTCCGTGCTTGTCTATAAAACCCTCCATGTTCCATTCCATTGGAATAAACAATGAATAAAGTCCACTTTTAGTCTGTCCATTTGCATTTCTATTGTTTACATCTGAGTCATAAAACAATTTCTTGAAACTATCTCCACCTTTTTCTAATGAATTAGATGTGCTACCCATCATACATTTTCCTATAACTTTACTACCTAATCTTAAACAGGTTTTAGTAACTCTCCAATTATTTAAAATATTGTTTGGTTTTTCCCACTTTCCTGATTCATCATGAACTAAAAGTTTTAACTTTTCTCCATCATAACTGTTGTCTCCTGTGTTTTTCCAATCTATAGTTGTGTCCAACCCTTCTACTAAATCTACTTCTTCAGTATACATATTCTTTTTTGTAATCTTTGAAGCTGGAACTCGGTATGCTAGTTCTGTTTTTGGTTTGTCCATCCCATCTTGAACGGGCTTAAAAAAGAACGGATAGTTGTTAGAAATCGGAACGACTTTATCTGTAAACATTTTTTTTGCATCTGCACCAGTTTTAGATAATATACCTATTCTTGCATCTTTTGAAATAGTACCAATATTAGCACATTCTTCACTACCCATGTAGGAAAATCCTGAACGCCTAATTTTTAAATAACATATTCCAAAAGACCGACTATCAGCTTTACATGCTTCCCAATACAAATAAAATATTCTATTTGCCTCCCTATAGTTTGGAAAACCTACATCTATCTTTGTCCATTGCAAATACATATAGTGTGAGCCCGTAATATATGTTTTGTCTCCATTGTTGTAGAACCAAAACCCCTCTTCTCTTCTATCAAACTCAGTTTCAATATAATCTACCCATTTATCTTTAAATGTTGTAGGGGCGCTGTGCCAATTAAAAATACTTTTAATTCTAAATAATTCTTTAGGATATTCAAATCTTTCCCAATACTGTTCAGTTTTTTTTGAGTCTCTTTTGTATATTTTTGATGGAGGTTTTGGTAATGCTATTCTCAATCCATTAATATTGATAACATCTTCAATTTGACCTGATTTAGATATTACAATTATATCATGCTTTTCATCATAACCATACTTCCACGACTTAGCTTTATTTTTCAATGCCAGCGTGCTTTTGGGAACAACATCTGTTAGTTTCCTATATAATTTATTTTGATTTTCTTTCTGCAAAACCTCTTAATGTTTTATCTTTCTTTTTTTCTGTAGATTCACCTAATAACTCTTTTTCAGATTCAATCCTGGCTAATATTTCGAATGCATCAAATATTGCAAGTTTTTTGGTTGCTGCTGCATTTTTTAATCTATCTGCAGCCAGTTCATCATTCGGATCAGGCTTAATAATATCCTCTTTGGCAACCTTAATTAGTTGTGCCACAGCTCTATGACCAGCTTTAATAATTTCTAATTTAAGTTCTTTGTTATTCATGAATTAAAGTTATATTGTTGGTAAACATTCTATAAAGCTTTTCGCCCTCCACATTATATTCATATTCGCTATTAGGTTGAAAAGAAATTAAATCACCTTCCTTAACACCTAAGTTTTTTAATTCATTGTTTGAATATTTCAAATATCCCAACAAAGGCTCTTCCTCTAAATGTGTTTTTAAATAATGATTTTTTTTGGCAATAGGTTTTATCATACAATATTTTGAATGACAAGACCATTTATTATTTTGTTTATACATATAAAACTGATCAAAGTCAATAAAAAACAAATCATCCTTAAAAAAGCTTTTACCACTTCTTTCCCTACCCTTCATGTCATTATAATATTTAAAAACATTATGATGAACAAGCAATAAGTCTCCTGGTTTGATTTCTCCTGTGTAGTTTATAGGAGTTTCTTGAACAATAGCATACCTATTGGAAACGGTATGATCCTCTTTTGAACTGCTTACAATAAAATCAATGTCGCCAATTCGTTTTGTATTGTCATACCTTTTTCCATTGTAAGCTTTTACAATGAAATAAAAAGGTGATTTCATTCAAAATTTATATTATACTCAATAGAAATAGGCATATTGGAATTAAATTCTTTCCATAAAAAAACTTCATGATCTGTATTCTCAACCCAAATTTTTATTGAGTCAGAATTTTCATCATGCTTTATTAAATGAATATGATAATTACTACCTAAAACTTCTTGATTTATTATATAGTGCATAGCGCTAGACTTATAGTCTGCTCCTATTGAGATTTTTCTTATTTCCATTATATTATATTAAAATAGATTTTACTCTATTATACTTTTTCAAATAAAAGATTTGCTTCCACTTCTTCTCCAGTATTTCCAAATCCTGAAGTTGCAACTGCTGTTATTTGAACAACCAATCCTTGTAAGTTACCTGATGCAGGAAGACTTACTGTTTCATAGAATCCTGGTGACGCTCCTGAAGTACCATCCCATTGAGTTGTTATTGTTCCAATACTAGTCCAGCTTGCAGGATCAGTCATTACAGATCCTAGTGGCGCAGAACTTATTGTGAAACTAACTGTAGAGCTTCCATTAGCAACTTGATAGTCTAAATTTGATCCCCACTGACATCCAACTCCTATAATTTTGAAAGGACCTGGAACAATTAAGAACGGGAAGTGATCGCTTGCAGTATTTTGCTCTACACCCCAATCCACACTACTTCCTCCTAAAATATCTGCACCTCCACCGAAAGCACCGAAGTTTACAAAAGTTCCGTTAAAAGAAACTAAAGGAGCTGAACCTCCTGATGTTGATCCTCCACCTCTATTTACTCTAACCACACCATTATCTTGATACAAACCTCCTTCTGGTACACCTATTGCGTCTGCAGCAGCATCATTGCTAGCTGAGAATGTTGGCACGGTTGGTAAAATAACTCTTGGTACTTGAGCTGCGCTAGGATTTCCTGCATTTATACCTCCTTCAGTAATTAATAAGGCATTTGAATTTGTGTTTACATTTAATCCTGTTGAAATACTAAATGCTACATCTCCGAGTCCTAAACTTTGTTGAGGAGTTGGGTATTCAGCTACATTGTTTCTGAACCCTAAATTCATACACTTACTAGTTCCCTGAAGCTGACCACCTATAGTGAACGAGTTTCTATCACCTGCTGCACTTGGTCCTGTGTTATTTTCCCCAAAACTAAACATTGAGTCATCACCACCTAAAGTGTTACTAAAGCCTAATGCAAAAGCGTTGTTGTCAGTTGTAATATCGTTTTGTCCTCCTGCAATAAACGAAGAGTAAGTGTCTGTCATAGTATTTTGATATCCAACAACATGACTTCTAACAGAACTTCCTGTTGAGTTTGTTCCATCAATAACATTTTGTTCTCCTAAAATAGCAGAATATGTAGCGTTTTGTATTGTGTTTCCAGCACCTATAATAGCCGAGCCAACTGAAGCGTTGTTCATACTTTGATTTGCGCTATACGGACCAACCATTAAACTACCTGCAGGTACAGTTGTTTGATTTGCAAGAATGTCAGTAATTGTTACACCTTTTCCAAATCTAATTTGAGTGTTTGCAAACCTTGCTAATTCGGCTGCACCTTGATTGCTATAAATTCTAGTGGAACTACCTCCACCCAAAAGAACTACACTATTGTCGCTTGTTACTTGGTTTAAACCATTACCAACTATAATACTACCAAGATTCTGAGCGTTATTATCATTTCCAATAATTATTGTTTTCCTGCCTGTATTATTTACATTTATATTTATCGTATTATCTTCTCCTATAGCCCCTGCATTACCTGCAATATTATTTCTATTTCCTATAGCAAAATTTCCATCTCCAGGAGTAGGAACTGCTATATCATTTACATTGTTGCTGCTTCCAACAGTAAAATGTCCAACTCCTGCGTCTTCAATAATATCATTATCAAAACCTAAAGCCACCGAATAACTCGCATTAGATGAACTACCCTCTCCATGAGTTAATGATCCAACTCCTGATGATAAAGACTCTGGTCCTAAAGCCACAGATCTTAATCCAGTTGCTTTAGATTTATAACCAAGTGCAAATGAACTCACTCCTCCTGCTTCTGCCTCTTGACCTATTGCGACACTATTTTCACCTGATGCTGCTGCTTGATTACCCATGGCAACTGCTTGAGGTCCTGATGCTATAGTTTGAGTACCAATAGATACTGAGTTTCCTGAACTAGAAACTGAGTTATTACCCATGGCAATAGCATGTGTTCCTGATGCTGTAGTGTCTTTACCAATAGATATTGGCCCTGTACCTGTTTGTGCAATGGCTGTATCACCTATTGCAAATGATTTTTCGCTTTTAGCTTGGCAGTTAGATCCGATAGCAACAGCATTAACTCCTTCAACGGTATTAATACCTCCTATTGCCATTCCACCGTCAGCTGATACTGTGTGGGAGAAACCTGCAGCAAAAGCATCATTTGCTGTAACAGTTGTCGTGTTTCCTAATATAAACGATGTCTCTACCCCACCATTTATTGAACTATCCCAACCAATTATACCACATCCTGATCCATCTGTAATTGTATTGCTATCACCTGAGACAAGGTTTGTTTCTGAAGAGCCACTAAGCTCATTACTATTACCAAAAACTGCGTTAAACCCAGAGCTATCTAAAACTTGAAGCCCTCTTCCTGAAGCAAAATTAAATGAACTAGCTGTGCTAAGAGTAAGATTATATCCAAGTGCGAAGTTAGAATTATTTGCAACATCTACATTAGTACCAAAAGCTAATGCAGGCTCGGCATAACTTGCAGGCGCTTGAACATTATTACCCATTTCTAAACTTCCGTGAAGTCTAGTGTGTACTGTTGGTTGGTTTGATGTTGAGCTTTGTCCAATGTTTACAGAGTTATTTTCTTTTGGAATTGTTTGACCATCACAATCTATGTTTATTTGATATTTTGATTCTGCGTTACCATCAATAAATAATTTTGAAGAACGACCAACAACTATACAGCCATCTGCATCTGTAATTGCTGCAAAATTTCCAGCTTGATCATATCCATGGCTAGCAGACTCAGTACCAAGAAAAATATTTGTATTACCTTCTACTAAATTTTGTCCTGCATTTGCACCTAGGGCAACATTAAAGTAAGTAAACCCAGGTGTTGGTAAAAAGTTTTTTAAAGCTTCATAACCAATAGCCGTAACACCACCTGCCTGATAAGTCATTTTTTCTCCTGCATATGCACCAACTAATGTGTGCGCTGTAGGTTTATATAAAATTCCTTGTGCTTTTGCAGCTAAAGACGCACCTGCATTTGTTCCAATCAATGTCAGACCATTACCACCTGCTCTTTGTGGATCGGCAGGATCATAATTATCAGCCAAAGCCTTACCTGCGCCAACTCCGTATGCAGTTGTAGCAGTTCCTTGGTAATCTGCAGGTCTTTCTCCTTGTAGTAAATTAGAACTTGGAGCAACTCCTGCTTCAGCATTGTATAAATATGGAAAACCTTTTCCTACTACATAGGTGCTTTCCCATATTGTTGTAAACCCTTCTTGGCCTGAACCGTTTAAGTTAGCAGAATCAATCTTATCCCAAAATACATTACCCGCTATATCTTCTGATATTATAGCCCAATCTCCAGGATCCCAATCTGATATTGTTCCACCTGAAGCATCTGGCAATGCTGCGTTTCCGTGTGTATTACAAACCCAATACTTACCTGTGTTAGAAGGTACTAATGGTATTAGTAATAAATCAGGATCACCACCATCAGAAACTCCACCTTCAGCAATATTTCTTGCATCCCATGCAGCCTGAAATTCTAATCCTGAACCTTGATAGTTTTCCCATCTTACTGTTCCGTCAGGTTGAGAAACTAATACTTGCTCACCTGAACCGACTAATCCATCTACATCGTATACTTCTGAAGAACTAAAAAACAATTCAGTTCCCAAAGTGGTTCTTCCACCAATTACAGCATCACCTTGCACATCTAAGTTATTTCCTACATCTACATCTTCTGCAACATAAAGACTACCTTTTCCTAGAGAATTTTCGATTGTAATTAAACTCCCTGGAATACTAACTTGCTCTACCGTTCCAGAGCCCTGTTGAATCGAAGGTTGTGATAAACTACACACAACAACTGATTGTCCACCCCCAACACCTGATTGCACCACTTGTCCTGTTTGACAATCTGTATAATTGAAGTCTGCTCCACCTAACGGATCTCCTGTAACTTTATATTCTTGAGGCCCTGTTCCATCAGGACCATTTGCAAAGTCTTGCTTTATCATTGAGTTGACTAACTTAACAGATATATCTCCTTCTGCATTCGCTGTGAAGACAGGAATCTTATATGCGTTACCATCAGTCAAAGTATCTATAACAAAACTAGCAATACCCTGTAATGTAAAAGTTTTAGTCTGCTTTTCAATCGGTGTTGAATTAGCAGCTGTTCCAATCAAATAATCTGCACCTTCTATAGGTGATTGATTGGGGTACGATAAAGTATTGCTTATTTTTGCCATATTATTCTTTTTCTTTTACTTCTCCTGTTTGTAAATTAATAACAGAATTTTCACCGTATTTTTCTAAAAGAACTTTTTCTAATTTAGAAAAATCTATTCTGATACTTTCAACTTGTTTTAAAACTAAAGATTTTTGAATCTCTAAATCTCCAAGTTGTGCTTTTTTGTTTACAAATTCAGAGTTTAAATTTTGTAATTCTTGTAACTCTTTTTCTTCTACTTTTTTCATTATTTTATATTTAAGTTAATAATGCAAAGGTAATCAATTATTCTTTATTTTTTTTTGGAGCTATTTGTGTCTATTATTCCCCA